CCTTTTTGTTTTTGATGGCGATGATTGGGGGCGCGGAATCTGAGTTTGTTTTTAAATTAATTTTAATCAACGTGGCGATGATGTATTTGTTCTTCCTGCGCGCATTAAAAGTTTCAAAAAACGAGATTAAGCCTAAAAACCACATGAAGAAAGCCGTTAGGTTTTACGGCTATTGATATTCTAGTGTATATAATAGTATATCAGAGTTCAATTAGAGAACACGCCCGAACTGCGAAAAGTTATATTATAAAAGATGTTTTTCATTAATATCTGATATTTTTTTAGAAAAAAGTCAATTTTAGCGTATAAATAAAGTATATGAACCATGTTTTTTGTATGGATTGTGGGAACAAGATAAGTTTCTCGCTTTCTAAGCCTAGTTTTTGTTCTAAGTGCGGCGCTAAGATGGGAACTCCCAGTTCGGTGAGTTCTAGTAAGAGGGAGATTAAAGAAGAGCGTTTGGCGGAAGACGAAACATCTATAAATGAGGTCCCTTTTGTTGGGCGTCTTGATGTTGACATTGAACAGTATGAAAACAATGTATTTACTATGGATTCTTTAGCTGGTCGAAAAGATATCGGCGGTAGGAGTGTCAGAAATAGAGGTTCTAAAACATTAGAAGACTTTATAGATGACAAAAGGGGGTGAAAAGAAATTCGAAGACTACATAGACGTAATTGAAACCGCCATTAGGAAGCAGAGAAGCCGATGGAGGCTTGACTGCATCTCATGGTTTGACTTTGAGGACGTAGAGCAGATTATAAAGATTCACATCCACAAAAAGTGGGATATGTGGAAGCAAGACCTACCTCTTGAGCCTTGGATCAACACTATAGTAACTAACCAAATAAAAAATCAGGTTAGAAACCACTACGGCAATTATGTTAGACCGTGTGTTAATTGTGAATTTAATTCGGGTGATGATTCATGCTCTATCACTGCTAGTAAAACCCAAAGTAGCGAATGCGCTGATTACCGTAAGTGGGAAAAAACAAAAAAGGTTGCCTTTGATTTGAAAATCACTGTTTCTTCCGAAGATCATCTTCATGAGATGGGTTACAGCCCAGAAAGAGAGATGTGTTTTGAATCTTGCGTCGATAAACTTAACAAGTATATGGAAGAGGTTTTGTCTCCGATTCATTACCGCGCTTACTACATGTTGTTTTTTGAAAAAGCATCGGAAGAAGATGTAGCTAAGTTTATGGGTTATAAAACTAACGAGAAAAAGCGTAAGGCTGGTTACAGGCAAGTTAAAAACCTGAAAAAGATGTTCGCGGAAAAAGCAGCGGAAATCGTAAGGGAACACGACATAATAATAAACGGAAAAAGTTAAAAATGGAGCTATCTAAAGACCAAGAGGAATACATCCTCAAAAACTGCAAACAAATTAAAGACCTGAATGCTCTAACAAAGAAGTGTTGGGACGATGATACCTTGGATGGTCGTTCTAAGCAAGGACGATTGGTTCGCAAGTTTCTTATAGACAATGAAATCAAATTCAAGACATCATTTGTTAAAAAGAAAGATGAAATCAATTTCTCTAACGAACAAGGAGAGTTTATTATAGATCAAGCTAGAGATGGCTTGTCTTCTTTGGCGATTGCCAAGCTTTTGTTTCCAGACAAGCGCGTTAACCCTTTAAGCGTTGAGCAAAGGGCTGTTTTGAAGCACATTCAGAAAGTAAACCCAGATTTCCTGCCTAGTCAAGACGGTGGCGCGTTAAATTCTTACGTTGCGCCGAAAGCTAGCAGTCGAATAGTCAAGAAAATCAATGACGCTACAGGCAATAGCTTTGAAGATGGTAAATTGAATAGGCAATACCAGATTTGCGTTGAGCGGCTTGGGATTCACCTTGGAAATTCCCGTTTCATTAAAATCATGAATAATTATTTAGACAAGGACGACCAGTCATTGTTTGAACAGGAGTTTATAAGGTTGACTTGGGACAAGCCTGACTTAACTGCTGACGAGATCAACCTATACCTAAACGTATGCAAGGAGATCATCAACTTGGAGGTTGTTAGTAAGCATTTGAACAAGCTTAACGACATGTTTGACGTTGCAGACGACCAAACCGAAATGTCGGTTCGTCTTGCTGAGATTATTAAGGCGAAAAGCTCTGAATACCACCAGTGCGAAGGTAGAATAGAGAACCTGACCAAAAAACTCCAAGGAGATAGGTCAGAGAGGATGAAAAATAAAACAAAAGAAAGCGCTTCCTTCCTAAACATCGTTCAGATGTTCCAAGACAAGGAGGAGAGAGACAATATGGTGAGGATGGCTGAAATGCAAAAACTCACAACAAAGAGAGAAGCCGAAAGGTTGGAGGGTATGTCTGAATGGACTGCTAGAGTTTTAGGTATAGGTCAAGACGATGCAATTTAAATGTAAAGAGTGCGGACAAGAGTTCGAAGCAATAAGGAGTTTACATACTCACGTTAAGAAGCACGGTATTCTTCTTGGCGATTATTATGTGCGGAACTATCGCCGCAAAAACAAGCTTACTGGCGAGTTGTTGCCTTTTAAGAATTACAAGCAGTACTTCAAGCAAGATTTCTCCCAGCCGCATCAACTACTGCAATGGTGCAACAAGGCTGAAGATGGCGAAGCTGCCGATTACATCGGCAAGCTACTGAAGGAAAAGATAACCCACAAAGAATACAACTACGGACCCACAAACTTAGAGCTGATAAGCTCTGGGTTGCCTTCTGTTGATATTTATAAAAGATATTTTGGCAGTTATACTGCGGCATGTGATGAATGCGGTGTTGAGCCGTTGTTAAGCAAGAATATGCCAAAAGAATTTTATAACGATTTCTCCAAAACAAAGATATTGATAGATACTAGGGAACAACAACCACTTAAGTTCGACAATTCAGAGTCGCACAAGCTTGATGTAGGAGACTATTCTGTTTCTTCTTCTGTTTACGACTACACTTACGTAGACAGGAAGTCCTTTGCTGATTTTTGCAGCACGGTTACGGTTGGTTACGCGAGATTCTGTAAAGAGTTAGATAGATGTAGGGAACTCGGCTGTTATTTGTTTGTTGTTTCGGAATTTGACTTTTCCGACATGGAAGTTCGTAACAAAAACAACTTCAAAAAGTTTAAACTGGAATATGTCAAGCATAACATGAGAGACATACAAGCGAAATATAAAGATTGTTGCCAATTTGTGTTTTCTGGTTCCAGAGAGAAGAGTCAGGACATAATACCTAAAATTCTTGTTATGGGCAAACAATTATGGGAGGTTGATGTAGACTATTTCTGGTCCAAAGAATTAAAAAAGAATTAATATGAGTTGGGATAAAGGAAAACAAGAATCTAGGAATAAGTTCAAAAATATCAACGAAGAGATTCTTGCTATTGAGGATGAATACATAGAGGAGGAGCAAGCAAAAATTCTGCTTTATAAATTCCTTCGTCAGAATCCATCTTTCGCCACTGAGATGTTGACTGGGGTTAGATTGTTCCCTTTCCAGCATATCGCTATTAAGTCCATGATGGAGACCGACTACTTTTTAGGCATATGGAGTCGCGGAATGTCCAAAAGCTTCTCTACGGCTGTTTTTGCGCTATTAGACGCAGTAATGAATCAAGGTGTTCACATAGGAATCATATCAAAGTCTTTTCGTCAGTCAAAAATGATCTTCACGAAGATGGAGGAAATTGTTAGAAGCCCAAAGGCGGCTCTTTTAGCTCAGTGCGTAACAAGAATATCAAAAGCTAACGATCAGTGGGTAATGGAGATAGGAACAAGCAAAATTACTGCTTTGCCATTAGGCGACGGAGAAAAGCTTCGCGGTTTCCGTTTTGAGCGGATGATTATTGATGAGTTATTGCTCATGCCTGAAAAAGTTTTGAACGAAGTTATTATGCCGTTCCTTTCTGTTATTAAAAACCCTACTGAGAGACAAGAGACTTGGGATGTGGAAACAGAAATGATAAAGCAGGGAAAGATGAAGGAGAAGGATAGGCACAGCTGGGCTAATAACAAAATTATTGGCTTATCTTCCGCGTCTTACAAGTTTGAGCATTTGTACAAGATGTATCAGCAGTACGAAACCTTGATTATGGATAAGAATGATCAGGATGGCGCTCACAGGGTTATAACGCACTTCAGTTACGACTGCGCACCAAAACAACTTTACGATCAGAACCTTATCGACCAAGCTAGGGCTACCATGAGTCAGTCTCAGTTTGATAGGGAATTTGGCGCTGTGTTTACAGATGATAGTTCTGGTTATTTCAAGGTTAGTAAAATGGCGCAATGTACCATTCCAGATGGCGAGGGTCAAAGCGTTGAGGTCGCTGGTATTCCTAACGATGAATACATACTTGCTTTTGACCCCTCTTGGTCGGAGAGTGAGGGGTCTGATGATTTTGCCATATTAGTCATAAAACTAAACAAAGACACTAAAAAAGGAACTGTAGTTCACAGTTACGCACTTCCTGGGGCTAATCTCAAGACGCATATAAAGTATATGGCTTATGTAATTGAAAACTTTAACATAGTCGCTGTTGTTGGTGACTATAACGGAGGAGTTCAGTTCTTAAATTCATGTAACGAGAGTAGTTTGTTTAAAAACAAAAAAATAAAACTCAATCTTATCGACGCAGACCTTGACGACCACCAAGAATACGACAAGGGACTTAGGGATCTAAAGCGCCAATACAACAAAGATAATAGAACTTATGTATTCTTAAGAAAGCCTAGTTCTAAGTGGATTCGTTACGCCAATGAACTTTTGCAAGCCTCGTTTGATCATAAGCGGATTTACTTTGCTGGTGCGGCTATGGATGACGATTACAACAAGCAAAGGAAGGCAAGAATACCTATTAAGGATTTGATCTTTCTAAGAAACTATAAGGAATCGTCGGAACAAGCAAAGATGATTGATTTTGTAGAGCATCAGAAAGATATGATGGACTTAATCAAAGTCGAATGTGCAATGATACAAGTTAATACTTCTACTCAGGGAACTCAAAGTTTCGATCTTCCTTTGAACCTTAGAAAACAAAGAGGAGCAGATAAAGCCCGCAAAGACTCCTATTCAGCCTTGATACTTGGCAACTGGATGATGAACACTTTCTATGATATGATGGATGATAATATATCCACTAACCAAGGAACCTTCACGCCAATGTTCATTGATTAACTTTTGAAAGTTAAAAGTTTAACTTTGGACTTTTATGTGTATAATAGTTTATGGCGAAGAGGAAATACAACAAGAAGTCTAACTACTGGAATAAATTCGAAAAAGGAGAACCTCAGGTCTCCTTGGCAAAGCAAGAAGGGTTCAGTCCAGAGCTTGCTGGCGAGCCTTTTTATACGGCTTCAGCTAACACCCAAACCTCTAAAGCGTCTTATTCAAGAGTGGGGGGTTCTGGCGGAAACGCTTCGCGGGTAAATCGAGCCGCGTTTAAAAACACAATAGATAGGTTTTCAAGTATCAAAAGCGGCATGTTGCCCTACAGCTACTCTTCGGACGGCGTAAATGTAAGGGAGGCTATTGAGCTGTGTCAAAAAGCTTACGCAAATGTTTCGGTTTTCCGTAATGCTATAGACATTATGTCTGAATTTGCAAATACCGACCTGTTTTTAGAAGGCGGCACAAAAAAGAGCAGAGATTTCTTCGAGAACTGGTTTAAGAAGGTCAATTTATCTAATTTAAAAGATCAATACTTCAGGGAGTATTACAGAAGTGGAAACATCTTCCTTTACAGGCTTGACGGTAAGTTCAGGGTGGATGATTTTGCAGAACTCGTAAAGTCAATAGCCCCCAAGAATGGTTCGGATAATAAGGTTCCGATTAGATATATTTTAATGAACCCTTACGATATTGTAGCGGCAAAAACATCTTCTTTTGATGAAGGCTCTTATGAAAAAATACTTTCTGAGTATGAAATATCCAGACTAAAGAACCCAGCTACAGAAGAGGAAAAAGAAGTCTTCAATTCCCTGCCAAGCGAGGTAAAAAAGAAAATAAAAGAAGGAAGCTATGGAATGGACGGCTTAAAAATAAAGCTAGACCCTCTTAGGTTTTCTCATTCGTTTTATAAGAAACAAGATTACGAACCTTTTGCTGTTCCTTTTGGTTACGCTGTCCTTGAGGACATAAATGCAAAACTTGAGCTTAAGAAAATGGATCAAGCGATAACAAGAACCGTTGAGAACGTAATCTTGTTAATCACAATGGGTGCAGAACCAGATAAGGGTGGCATTAATGCGCAAAATCTAAACGCCATGCAAAACTTGTTCAAAAACGAAAGTGTTGGGCGTGTTTTGGTTTCCGATTATACGACAAAGGCTGATTTTGTTATCCCAGATCTTAATAAGGTTTTAGGTTCTGAAAAATACAAAGTTCTTAACGAAGATATTAAACAGGGGCTTCAAAACGTTGTTGTTGGAGAAGAAAAGTATGGAGCTACCCAAGTTAAAGCTCAAATATTTATCGACCGACTAAAAGAGGCTAGAAACGCTTTTCTAAATGACTTTTTGCAAAAGGAAATCAAAAGAGTATCTGAGGAATTAGGTTTTAGATCTTATCCTACAGCTGTATTTAAAGATATAGACATGAGGGATGAAACTCAGCTAATGAGAGTAGCTACAAGACTTATGGAGTTGGGAGTAATAACTCCACAGCAAGGAATGGAGATGTTCCACACAGGAAAATTCCCAGAAGTAAAAGATATCTCATCCTCTCAGGAGAAATTCATAGAAGAGAGAGAAAAGGGATACTACAATCCAATAGTGGGTGGCGTTCCTATGATTGAGGGTGCTGAACAAACACAAGGTCCAGACGGTCAAGCTGGAAGACCAGAGGGAACCAGCGGTTCTCCACAAATAGATTCAGAAGCTTCGTATTCCAGA